GGCCCCAGCGATCCGTGTGAACCCGCTGATGGCCCGCCCCACGGGCTCCGCCAGAGCCTCGCCCACTTGACCGAGCGCGACGATGACTGCTTGCTTGGCCCGCTGAATCTGGGTGGCCATGGTCGAAGCCATCTTTTGGTAGGCGGACTCAGCCGCACCGGCCCGGTCGCCCATGGCGTCCACGTCGTCCATGAACGCTTCCATGTCGGCCAGGGCGGGCAAGACGCCCTTCAAAGCCCTCACGTTCGGGAACAGTGCCGCGAGGGCGTCTGGGTCCATGCCCTGCAGCCGTTCGAAGACACCCGCCAGCCCTTCGCTCTCCAGCGTTGCGGCGCTCATCTCAAAGCCCAGTGACCGGGCCATTGCGGCGGCCTCGGCAGAGGGCTTGAGGAACGAACTGATGACAGCGTTCGTTGCCGTCATCGCCTCTTCTGTACGGATACCGTTGCGGGTGAGATTGGCCACCATCGCGCCGAGTTCATCGAGCGGGACGCCGGCGGCGGCGGCCGTGGTTGCGACGTTGCCGATCACGGGGGCCAGGTCGGAGAAGGTGGTCTTGCCCGAACGAACGATGCTGAACAACCAGTCGCTTACGTCGACCGCGCGCGACGCTTCCAGGCCGTAAGAGTTAAGGATAGTTGTGATGGCGTCGGCCGCGGTACCCGTGTCGCTCAAGCCCGCCTTGGCGGCGCGGCTTGACACGGCGAGTACGTCCATCGCCTGACTTGCCGGCACCGAAGCACTCAGAATGTCGTAGAGCCCGCGGGCCAGGGAGGCCGTCGACTCACCCTGCTCCACTGCCATTCGCCGAATGCCCGACCGGAACTGATCCATCATGCCGCTGTTCGAGCCGAGCATCGTCTCGACCTCGGCAAGCTGCTGCTCGAAGTCGGCGTAGGTCTTGATGGCGGCACCGACGGGACCTGCGGCGGCGAGGCCGGGAGCCATCATCATCCCGCCCATACGGGCGAGCCCTGCACCGAACGACTTGATCTGACGTTGCGCACGCTTGAGGCCGCGGGGCACGTTGTTCTTCAAATAAAGGCTGACGAACGCGCGGCCAGCCCGAATCTCACCTGCGGCCATACATCACCCCCTTACGGCGTCCGCCCAGAGTTCGGGGAAGTTCTTCGACTCCTTCTCCAACGCCGGCCCCATGAACGGGCGAGCCTGATACGTCAGCGTGTCATCGCCGTCCGGGTCCGGCACGCGGCCACCAAACTCCAAGACTTCCGGGATGGTTTGGCCGCCGGGCATCTTGCGCTTGCCGAGGTCGAGTCGAGGGCCAACGATCACCTCGTCGCGCGACCTGTCGTATCCGAAAAGGATGCCTTTGCGGAGCGTGTGGTCATGGGACTTGGGCGGCCGGCCTGGAGCGGAGGGGCCTTTGCCGGGCCGGATGGAGGAGTACGCGGCCTGACGGACGTAGGCACCAGCCTTGCTGTACGTCTTCCGCTTCGCGCGGTCGATCGCATGCAGCACCCGCCCCGACTTGTCGGTGAAGAATTGCGAGAACCGGACTGTGCCAAGCGAGTTAGCCATCGATGTTGCGTCCTCCGCCGAACAAGTCCTTGAGCACGCTGACGTGTTCCTTCGGCCCCTCAACCTCTGCCTGCTGCCCGTACGGATTGAAGTCGCTGGGCTTGGGCTTCTTGCTACCGCCCACCGCGGCGACCATGGCCAGCAGGTGGCTCATGCGGTTCCACTCGCGGCGTTCGAAGTCGTCGATCCGGCCGCGGGCCATCTCCACCAACTCGCGGAGGGTCAGGTCGTCGGGGTTGATGCCGACGACGCCGGCGCACCGCCAGACGCACTCCCAGCCTGTTTCACTGCCTCGTCGATCGCCGCGTCCAGCGCCGGGTCCGCCACCGCCGCCGCCAGCTGTTCCATCAGGATCGCGTCGGCCTTCTTCGCCTTGTCGAGCACTGTTTGCAGGGCCGTCCTCACGCCCCCTCGGAAAAAACCGACGCACTCAATGATGAGTGCATCGGTGGCGTTCGCCAAGGCGTCCCCGCCAAGAGCCTCGGCAAACTGTTCATCAGATACGCCGCGTTCGTCGGCCTGCGGCTTGAGGGTGGCGAAGAGCACGTCCACCAACAAGATCGGATCGCTGCCGAGTCGATGTAGCAGGGAGCCCGCCGGGCTGGCCTGATCGAAGCTCGGTAGCTCCATCAGGTCCACGCCCACGAGGTCGCGTACACGCTTGAGCGAGGCGACGTTGACGCTGACGGTCCACTCGTGGCCGGTGTTGTCGGTGAAGGTCTTCACGGGTCACCTCCGATCAGGAACCCGGCAGGGTCCAGTAGTCGCAGAAGCTGCGGGGCTTCAAGCTGAACGTGCCGACGATCGCCTCTTCGAGTTGCTCATTCCGCGTGAAGTTCAGCACGCTGAAATTGCCAGCCAAACCTTCGGCCGGCGGCGAGTCGAGCGGGCCGTCCATCGCCGCCAACGCGATACCGGATCGGTCCTTCCACGCCGTCCGCAGCGCCGCGTAGAACGCGTTGCTCGGGTCGTGCACCACTTCGATCTCGATGGAGGCTCGCTTGATCCCCTCAAGGATTTCCTCCCACGCAGAGCCGCGCTCGGTCACGTCGGCTTCGGCGGTCTCCATCGTCACGCTCACGTTTTTGCAGCGGCCAACCGTCCAGCCGGACGCGCTGAATGCAGCGTCGGCGAGCAAGGTGGTCTGGAAGTGCATCACTGCATCAAGGGACAGTCTTTTCATGGTGGCTTTCTCCCGGTTGTGTCAGAGGATTCGATATTTCACCAGCGACGGTGCCAAGAACACCCGTTTGGTTTCGAGCACGTCGGGGTGATAGAGCGGGTCGGTTTCGACACCCTCGAAGCGGGCTTCGGGGTGGCCGTCGAGCCGGCGGTCGGTGAGGTGGTCGGTGATGCCTTGGACAAGCCCCGCGAGGTCGTCCAGCCGCTCGGTGTCTTCCGATCCGCACCGCCTTTGCACGGCCACCAGGACGCCGAGACGACGGTCCCACTCGCCGCGGCCGATCGGTGCCATGTCCATCGCCGCAGGCGTGACAGTGATTTGCAGCACGTCGAGGTCTTCGAGGTCGAAGACGGGGCGGTAGCTGCGCGTCACATGAGCCTCGCCGTCTGTCCACAGGTCGTCCATCACCGACTCGATCGAATCGGCAACGGCGGTAGCGAGTTGGACGGCGGGTGATGGCATGATGGATTACGGCCAGGGGTCCCCGGCGGGCTGCCGCTTGATGAGGCGGGTGTGCAGCCGGAATTGGTTTGTAGTTGTGTCGAGCCACTCAGATTCTCCGGCCCCGCCCACCGGCATCAGTTCGTAGACGTATCGCGTGCCCCGCTCGACGTGGGCGATGCGGTCGCCGGGCTCGGGGTCGATCAGTTCGGGCTCGTCGGCGTCGGGGTCTTTGATCAGGGCCGCGGCATCGACGAGGAAGTCACGGACGGGGCTCATGACGACAACGCCATCAGCCGTGTGTCTTTCAAACTTGGACGTGCCGATGATCGCCACGACCGGGAACGGCTCGCTGCCGTGGTCGCGCCGGAGGTACTGAACCTGCACGCCGGCCACGTCGCGGGCGCTTTCAACCGCACCTTGGATGGCTTCGTGAAAGTCGGTCATGGGTCAGTCTCGCGGCCTGGAAACCCCCCGCCGGCGAGGAAACCGGCGAGGGGGAGATGGAACGGAAGACCCCGCCCGCCATGCCTGATCGGGCGGGGCCATAAAAAGAGAGCCGGTTAGGTAGCTGCCGGAGCCAGCAGCGACTCGACATTGAGGAGGCCGTTGGTGGCGAAGACCGGGATGTTGCCGACCTCGGTCGGGATCGGTGCGGCTGCGCCGGTGGGGTTGGTCGCCGTCTTGCTGTCCCGCAGCTGACGCCGGCTCCGGTGCGACATGAAGATGCCGTCCGGCTCGACGCCGTACTGCTCGGCGAAGAGTTCGATGCCGTCGTAGATCAGGGCGTCGGTAGCTTCCGCGCCCTCGTCCTCGGTGACGTTGGCGATGCGGACGGCGGCCTTGGTGTTGGTCACTTGAAGCCCGACATAGCCGGCGACCTTCTGGGCTTTGCCCATGAAGGGCTTGCCGTTGCTGTCGTACAGCTGCTGGTCCACGACTTCACCCGCGGTGATCTCGCCGTCGTTGCCCCACGCGAGGCACACGTCCTGCTCGCCGGTCTTGACGAGGTAGATCGAGGACGCGGTGCTCTCGGTCGTGCCGCCCGCGTCGATCACGCCGCCGACACCGAGGTTGGGGAACAGGGCGTTGAGGCCCGGGAAGCCCTCGGCGTCGAGGGAGGTGCCGTACCAGATCTGCGACTGCGTGGCCTTGAGTTGGGCCAGCATGTGGGCGGTCTGCATCTCCTGGATCGGGTCGCCCCAGTCCACGCCGGTCACGGCCTGGTCGTCGATGTCCCACGAAGCGTCCAAGTATTTGCACTCGACGTTGCGGGCTACGATGGTGCCGACGTTGCGATCGCGGCCGGTGTTGATGGCCCGGAAGCCCGCGGTCGGAAGCTCGGTGCGGACGAGCGTTTTGTAGCTCGTCTTTTTGACCGGGCTGGCGGCGAAGAAGCCGAACTCGGGCAGTTGCTTGCTGATCTCATGGATGACGCCGACGATCTCCTCCGAAGAGTTGATCGCCACAACGTCGGCGCTGGTGATTCGTTCTGCCATTGGTCTTTCTCCCGTGGAAGTGGTGTGTGTTTATTGAGGGTGTGGGTCAGGCGGATCGTTTGGAACGCAGGTCGAGGACGCGGCGGGCGCGGGCTTCGGCGTCGGCCCCGCCACCGAAGGCATTGACGAGTTTGTTGAAGGACTCGTCGGTCTTGTCGGAGCCCGCGGCCGGCTGGAACTGGACCGGGTCGTCTTCGCCCCGGCTCTGGTTGTTGATCGAGGCCTTGAGTTCGGCGTTCTCGCGCTTCAAGTCGTCGACGAAGGCGGCCTGGGCGGCGTCAAAACTCAGGCCCTTGGCGAAGTAGCGGCTGCCCTTGTCCTCGCCGAAGGCGGCGATGAAGCGCTGGCCCTCGGCCACGCGGTCCTGGGCGGTGGTGTCCTCCGCCGGCTCTGGTTTCGCCTCGTCGCCCGGCTTGTCCGGGGTCTCAGCGGTCTCCGGCTCCGGCGAGTCGAGAGCCTCGGTGGTGGTTTCGTCGGTGGTGGTCGGTTCGGTCTGGTCGCTCATGTCTTTCTCCGGAGGATTGATTGCGGCCATCGCGGCCGCACGGGTGAGCATGCGGGCGGCGACGCTGGTGGGTGCGTTGTGGAACTTGTCGGGGCGTCCGATCGAAGCGAGTACCTGCGGTGCCTCGGCGACAAAGTCGGCCATGCCTGCTTCCACCGCTTCGTCCGCGGTGAACCACGTCTCGGCATCCAGCCACTCGCGGATCGTGTCTTCGGGCTGGCCGCTTCGCTTGCTGTAAATGTCGATCAACTGACCGCTGATCTTGTCGAGCAGGTCGGCGTCGCCGCGTAGCTGGGCCGCGTCCCCGACACTCCAAGTCCACGGATTGTGAATCATCACAAAACCAGCGCTGGCGATAACGATGTGATCGGCGGCCATCACCAGCATGCTGGCCGCGGACGCGGCGAGGCCCTCGATATAGGCATGAACTTTGGCCGGGTGAGCCACCAGTGCTGAGTGC